GGGTAGCTCCAGAGCCTGAACTGGTTGAGTCAGAGGAAGCAGTTGATGAGCATGATCAATATAGTGACAAAGTTCAAAAACGTATAAACACTCTTACTCGTAAATTGCGGGAAGCAGAACGTGGTCAAGATTATGCAGCAAAATATGCACAAGAAGTCCAAAGACAAAATCAGGCATTACAGCAACAAGCCCAGACTTTGCAACAGTCAACTTATTCAGAATCTCAAAATAGATTAACGGCACAAAAAGCGCAAGCTATAGAGGCTTTAAAACAAGCGCATGAGAGTTCGGACTATGACAAAGTTGCCAAAGCGCAAGAGGTACTTTCACAAATAGCTGTGCAAGAAAATAATGTGACACAAAATTTGCAAGTAATTCAAGCGCAACAAGAACAAGCACAAGTGCAAGCACAACAGCCAGCTCAACCACAAGTGCCTGGCATCCATCCGACTACAGAAGCTTGGATACAAAAAAATGACTGGTTTTTAAAAGACGAAGAGATGTATAACAGCGCACAAGTTATTGACCGAGAGCTTGTAAGTGAAGGCTATGTAGAAGGTTCGCCAGAATACTTTGAGCAAGTAGACTCAAGAATGCGAGTAAAACATCCAGATAAGTTTGATGATGTAGCGGTTAAACCAAAACCTCAACAAAAAGTAGCCTCGGCTAATAGGTCTGTAGGAAAAGCTGGTAAGAAACAAGTAAAGTTGTCTCCGAGCGAAGTAGCTATGGCAAAAAAATTAAACGTACCTTTGAAAGAGTACGCAAAATATGTTAAAAGGTAATAGATATGACAGATAATACTGACAAACAAAACAGAACATCACGTTCTGCTGACACTCGAGCTAGTAAAGAAGCTCGCAAACCTTGGAGCCCACCATCAATGTTGGATACTCCTCCTGCACCTGAAGGTTATACTTACAGGTGGATACGTGCCGAACTCGTTGGTTCGGAAGATAAAAAGAATGTAACTTCAAGAATGCGTGAGGGCTTTGACCTTGTACGTTCTGAAGAGTTGCCTGACTTTGAACTTCCTACTATAGAGAACGGTAAGCATGCAGGAGTTGTAGCAGTTGGTGGTTTGCTATTGGCTAAAATTCCTAACGAGACTCGTGAAGAAAGGAACTCCTACTTTCGTAAACGTGCATCAACACAACAATCAGCTGTTGATAATGACTTACTCAAGGAATCAGATCCAAACTCTCCGATTTTAAATCCAGAGAGGACTAGCAAAGTTACTTTTGGCGGTGGTCAACGCAGTTGATCGCTAAATATACATTTTAAATATATAGGTGATTTATTATGGCAAATAAGAATGCCCCATTTGGTGTCAGACTTGTTGGTGCTCTTGGTTCAGGACCTACATCTAACGGTGTAACTGAATACGAGATTGCTTCAGGCGCATCAGGGAACATTTTTTCAGGCGACTTAGTAAAAATGACCAATGCAGGTACTGTTTTAGTAGCCGCAGCTGGTGATGAAGCCCTTGGAGTATTTAGAGGTTGTAGATTTACAGATTCTAATGGAGATGTAGTTTTCAAATCTCATTACCCCGATGGTACTGTTTCGTCTGATATTGTTGCATTCGTGCATGATGACCCACATGCTGTATTTGAGATTCAAAGTGCAGGTTCTCCAGCGCAAACTGATGTCGGTTTGAACGCAGATATTTCCTACACATCTGGCTCTACCAAAACTGGTATGTCAGCTGTGGAACTGTCTGGTACAACAGCCGCAACGTCTGCGACTTTCAGAATTATGGGCTTTTCCAGTGATCCAGATAACAGTGCAACGGGTTCAGCAAACGTGAATGTAGTAGTCAAGTTTAATGAGCACTTCTATGTCGATCCAACAGGAGTATAAATAAATGGCAATAAATAGAGCGCAATTAGCGAAAGAATTAGAGCCTGGTTTGAACGCCTTATTCGGTATGGAATATTCTCGTTATGAGGCTGAGCATCTAGAGATATTTGAAAGTGAATCTTCAGATAGAGCATTTGAAGAAGAGACTCTTATCGTAGGGTTTGGTAATGCAGAAGTAAAAGCAGAAGGTAGTGGTGTCAGATTTGATAACGCTAACGAAGGCTATACTTCACGTTACTCCCACGAAACAGTGGCTCTTGCTTTTGCTTTAACAGAAGAGGCAATTGAAGATAATCTCTATGATAGATTAGGTGCAAGATATACCAAAGCATTAGCTAGGTCTATGGCAAATACAAAGCAAATCAAAGCAGCAGCGGTACTAAACAATGCGTTTAGTGTAGCTGGTGGTGATGGTAAGTCTTTGATTGCAACAGACCATCCACTAGGCGGCGGTGGCTCTTTAGCAAACAGAGCAACAACTATGGCGGACTTAAATGAGACATCTCTTGAAGATAATCTTATTGGAATCTCTACATTTACAGATGATAGAGGTCTTAATATAGCTCTTCGAGGAATGAAACTTATCGTGCCACCACAGTTAGTGTTTGTTGCTGATAGATTACTTCAATCTCCAGGTAGAACTGCGACTTCAGATAATGATATTAACGCTATCAATAATATGAATTCAATGCTTCCAAATGGATATGTTGTAAACCACTATCTAACTGATACAGATGCATATTTCATTAAAACCGATTGCCCAGACGGGTTTAAGTATTTTGAAAGATCTCCAATGCAAACCGCATTAGAGGGTGATTTCGATACCGGTAACATGAGATATAAAGCTAGAGAAAGATACTCATTCGGATACTCAAACTTTAGAGCCGTTTACGGTTCTCAAGGAGCTTAATAGGAACGATTTATTGTAGCGTTTCTTACTCAACTACAATTTTTTAAGGGAGCTTCGGCTCCCTTTCTTTTTTTTCAAATAAAGTATATGATTTAGTTCTAGGATTTATTAACTTGTTCTACAGACTGACCTAGCAGACAAGCCAAGACGGTAGAACTTATTTCCCAGGAGGAAATTATGGCAAAATCGACATTCTCTGGTCCTATCCAGTCACTAGCAGGATTTATTTCAGCAGGTAATGCTAACGTAGTTAGTCTAACCGCAGATACATCCCTTACAGTAGCAGATCATGCAGGCAAGGTTTTACTTTGTAATGATGCTGACGGTAAATTTACTTTACCAAGTATAGTAGCTACAGCACCCGATAGAGATGATGACTCTAATCAATTAAATAATTTAGGTGCAAGCTTTACTTTTGTTGTTGTAACCGCAGCTACTGATTTAGATATTAAATCTGATGGAACCGATAAATTTGTAGGCGGTGTTTACGTAGGTAAAGACAACGCATCAGGTAAAGTGTTTATCTCAGGTGCTTCTAATGATGTATTAACTATGAACGGCTCTACAAAAGGTGGGTTAGCAGGCACTATAGTTAGATGTACTGCTATAGCTAGTGCTAAATATGCTGTAGAAGGTATAGTTTTAGGATCAGGCACTATAGTAACTCCATTTGCTGACGCTTAATAACAGGAGGCAATTATGGCAGATACAGTAACCTCGCAAACTATTCAAGATGGTGAGAGAGTCGCAGTATTAAAGTTTACAAATGAATCTGACGGTACAGGTGAGTCATCTGTTAAAAAGGTTGATGTTTCGGCATTAACAACAAACAGTGCTGGCGAATCTTGCACCAGTGTATCAATAGCACGTATTTACTGGGCAACCAGAGGTATGGCCGTTGATATAGAATTTGATGCAACTACTAATGTCTTAGCTATTCCGCTACCCGCTGACAGTACTGGTGATGAATACTATGACGACAGATTTAGTGGCATACCTAATAATGCAGGCTCAGGAGTAACCGGAGACATAGACTTTACAACAGTAGGTCATTCAAGCGGCGACGCTTATTCAATCATTTTAGTGTTGAATAAAAATTATTGATGAATGGCAGAGTACAAAGGCAAAACTGTAACCTTAAATAAACCTAGGAGAATCAGTAAAGGTTCTCCTGGGTATGGTAAAAAAACTAGGGAAGTCTTTGTACGTGTTCCCAGTTCTGGAAAAATAAAAAGAGTAACTTTTGGTGATCCTAAATTAGGCGCACATCCAAATAATCCAAAAAAAAGAAAAGCATATTGTGCACGCAGTAAAAGCTTGGGTAGCGATAGAACAAAAGCTAATTATTGGTCACGTAGGCAATGGAGATGTTAATTGTCTAAAAAACGTGACCCAAAAGTAGGAACTGGTAAAAAACCTAAAGGGTCTGGACGTAGGCTTTATACAGATGAAAATCCTAAAGATACTGTGTCTATTAAATACGCAACAATTCAAGACGCTAGAGATACAGTAGCTAAAGTAAAAAAGACTAGAAAACCGTTTGCTAGATTAATACAAATATTAACTGTAGGTGAACAAAGATCTAAGTATGGCGGTAAACCTAGACAAGCAGAAATATTTAGACGTGGTAAGGATGCAATTAGGAAAAAACACGGTAGGATTAAATAATGTATCCGGTATATAACAAATTTTATTACAAACCTCTACCAGATTGTATTGAAGTGCAAAAGAGTCAAATAGAGGGACAAGGCTTGTTTGCCTTAGAGGACATAAATGCAGACTTTGATTTGGGTGTTTCGCATATTAAAGTTCCAATAATAGATGGTTATATTAGAACTGCTATTGGCAGTTTTTTAAATCATGCAGATGATGCAAATTGTTTTTTAGTAGAAGAATTAGATTGGGACGATTATAGAGTTTATAATGTTTTCACTTTAAAAAAAATTAGCCAAGGTGAAGAACTTACGTTAAATTATCATTTAGATGGATTAAATTATGGCGAAGAAAGCAAAGAGTAAAGGAAAAATATGCCCAGAGGGTAAAGCTTGGGCAAAAAGAACTTTTGATACATATCCCAGTGCTTATGCAAATATGGCTGCATCAAAGTATTGCAAAGATCCAAACTATGCAAAGAAAGCAAAAGGCGGGAAACGTAAAGGTAAAAGGTTTGGTGGGCCTATTAGAGGACAAGGTATAGTCATGAATGATAGGTTAAGATAATGGGACAGTTAGCAGAGTGGAGAAAACAAAACTGGGTACGTATTGGGACAGATGGTTCAATTAAAGGACCATGTGGTACTAGTAAAAATAAAAAAAATCCAGATCGTTGTTTACCAGCTGCTAAAGCAAGAAGTTTATCTAAATCTGAAAGAGCAAAAACAGCTAGAAAAAAGAAAGCTGCTGGAGCTAAAGGTAAAACAGTAGTAGCAAATACAAAAAAAGCGAGAGTTTCATTAAGATCGGGAGGATCAAATATGTTGAAAAATAAAGAAAAAGCAGATCTAAATAAAGATGGCAAGCTTTCTTCTTATGAGAAAAAAAGAGGAATGGCTATTGAAAGAGCCATGTCTAAGCAAAATCGTGCTAAACTAAAAAGCGGTGGCATCATAGCAAATGGTTGTGGAGCCGTTATGAAAAATCGTAGAAAAGTAACTACGATACGGTAGGAGATAAAAAAATGTTTAAGAGAACTAAATATTATGCTAAAGGTGCTAAATCTATGGCCAAAGGCGGAAAAGCCTCTAAGTATATGGCTAAAGGCGGTAAAGCTTCCAAATATATGGCTAAAGGTGGTAAAGCCTCAAAATATATGGCTAGGGGGGGCAAGGCTTCCAAGTATATGGCTAAAGGCGGTAAAGCATCTAAATACAAATCTAGAGGTGGAGCTTAACTATTTAATTTTTAGACATAAGGGGGAACTATGTCATATTTAATTTCTAACATACCGCAGTTCAAATGTTGGGTAAGAAAAGAATTTACTGCAAATCATCAAAAATATCACGGTGAATATCTGCATGCATTAGCTTTTGCAGTCAACACAATCCCAGATAGATCGTTATCATTTCAAGTTGTATTTACGGGTTGCGAAATAGATTTGGATGATTATCCAGATGAGAATATACATGGTGGAGCTATGTGGGCACGTATGCCCATACAGGCATTAATTGCTGATGTTCCTTTAGATGAATGGCCTACACCAATGGAGGATCATTTAGCTCAACCTTGGGATTGTTTAAGTCATCATCATTCAGTTGTAGTTTTAGACAGAGTAAGTTCTTCTCCCTGGATATGCAAAATAGACGGCGAATTTCATACAGGAACTTACATGTTTACGGTTGATTATACTGAACACAGTATTGCAGATGATTCGGCACAACATAAGCAAAGTCATGTGCTATACTTGACTGACGCAGGTGAATATACTGGCAATTTTGTAGCTTTACCAAATAACAGAGTTAGAGCAACAAATCCAGCACTTTGGCGTGTAGGGGATGGTCCACCAGACTTTTCACCAAGTCAGTGGGTGCATTCAGCAGAAAAACATGATAGTTATATGGACTCATATACAACATTTGATAATCTGTATAACCAAGATGATAGGGAAGAATAATGGCAGAATTAAGTGTAGCGGCAAAAAGAAAACTCATAAAAGAACTCAAAGGTGCGTCTAAGTTACATGCTAAACAAGCTAGACAAATCGAAAGATCTTTAAAAAAAGCTAAAAAGAAAAAGTAATGGCTTTATCAGGAAGCACAAACTTTGAACCCAATATAACAGAGTTTATAGAAGAAGCTTATGAAAGGTGCGGTTTAGAGTTACGTACAGGATATGATCTAAAAAGTGGTATTAGATCAGCTAATTTAATGTTAGCAGAATGGGCAAACAGAGGTCTGAATCAGTGGACTATAGAGCAGGCTACACAAACAGTGACAGAGGGCACAACCAGTTATTCACTCAACAGTAATGTAATTGATCTTTTGGATGTTGTTCTACGTAGAACAGTTAATGATACGCAAACTGATATAAGTATGAACAGAATTAGTCGTTCTGAGTATATAAATATTCCAAATAAAAATTCCAAAGCTAGACCCTCACAATTCTTTTTAGATAAGCTAAGCACGCCATCTCTAAAAATATGGCCAGCACCTGAAAATTCTAC